AAAATAGAAACACTTGAATTACAAGACCATTTCTATATAACTAAAAACGAAATAATAAATAAGCTATCGGGTAGCAAGATAATATTTAAAGGTATTAAAACATCAAGTGGTGATCAAACTGCAAATCTAAAATCACTTACTAATATATCAACGTGGGTAATGGATGAAGCAGAAGAACTTGTTGATGAAAACATATTCGATAAAATAGACTTATCAGTTAGAAACCTAAAAAACAAAAATAGGGTTATACTTATATTAAACCCAGTTACAAAAGAACATTGGATATACAACAGATTTTTTCAAGATAAAGGGGTACAAGCTGGTAGTAACAACACAAAAGGCAATACAACTTACATACACACTACTTATTTAGATAATGTAGAAAACCTATCAAAAAGTTATTTAGAGCAGATAGAGAACATTAAAAGACGTAGACCCGAAAAGTATAAGCATCAAATGCTGGGTGGTTGGTTACAAAAAGCAGAAGGTGTTATATTCTCAAACTGGAAGGTAGGACAATTTAAAAGAGTAGGTGTTTCAGTCTATGGACAAGATTATGGATTTGCAGCAGATGAAAATACATTAGTAGAAACTAACATAGATGTAAATAATAAAATAATCTATTTAAAGGAATGTTTTTATCTTAAAGGTCTAACCACATCACAAATAGCTGAACTGAACTTAAAACACGCTGGAACAGATTTAATAGTAGGAGATTCTGCTGAACCAAGATTACTATATGAATTAAAAGCAAAGGGTTGTAATATTGTAAAAGCAATCAAAGGTCAAGGATCTATTACTTATGGAATAGCATTACTCCAAGATTATGATTTGATAGTAGAAGAAAATAGTATTAACTTGATTAAAGAACTAAATAATTATAGTTGGTTAGAAAAGAAATCAAAAACACCACAAGATAATTGGAATCATATAATCGATGCAATCCGTTACGCAGTATCGTATCAGCTACAAAATCCAAACAGAGGTAATTATTATATTTCATAAAAGTTATTAAAATTATTGTTTATAACTAAAGTATTTGTATATTGCAGTATTATTAACAAACAAAAACAGAAATTATGACAGTTCAATTAGCAAACAAATTTATCAAAGTTTTAAAGTCAGTAGAAATACAAACTTCAGAAATTAAAAAAGAAATAAATAGACTTCAGTTAGGAATAGATACTTACAACTCACTAACTAAAAAATAAAAACAACGGGGAAGGCAACTTCCCTTTAAAAATAAAAATTATGAGAGCATTAAAACTATTTTACGAGCAAAGATTAATCAGTCACAATATAAAGCCTTACAAGGTTATTAAATTAAAGACTGGGATAAAAGCAGAGCATTACGTTAACGGAGATATTAAAATTGTAAAGATATGAGTTGGGATGATTTTTTAAATCCACACGAGCAATCAGAATATGAATGTTATGAATGTGGTGCAGATATGGAAGAAGATAAACAATACTGTTGCAGCAAATGTTTTGAGAGCAGTATGAGATAATTTAAGTTAGTGTTAAGGATGAATTAAGGTATGCAGAAATGTATGCCTTTTTTTATTACCTTTACTATTATAAAAAACCTAATTAAAAACGTTATATAGATATGAAAGTAGATTTGATTGTTCCTAATAGTTTGAAAGAAATAACATTAAAACAGTATCAGAAGTTCATTAAGATACAAAAAGAAAATGATGACCCTTATTTTCTGCAATGTAAAATGATAGAAATATTCTGCAATTTAGATTCAAATGCAGTTAGAAATATAAAGTTATCAGATGCAGATAAAATAGTAAATGTTTTAAATTTAATGTTTGAAGAAAAACCAAAACTAATAAATACTTTTAAGCTGGGGAAAATTGAATATGGTTTTATACCAAAATTAGAAGATATATCATTAGGAGAATATGTTGACTTGGATACGTATATGGGAGATTGGGATAATATGCACATTGCTATGAATGTTTTATATAGACCGATAACAGAAAAGATAAAAGATAAATATTTAATAGAAGATTACAATACTGAATCAAAAGATAAATTAGATGAAATTCCATTAGATGTTGTTTTAGGTTCTGTTTTTTTTTTCTACAATTTAGGAATGGAATTATCGACAGTTATGCTGAATTATTTGGAGGAGGAGGAAGTGAACAACTTGATGCAGCAACAAACTTTTCAAAAAAATGGGGTTGGTATCAAAGTATCTTTGGACTCGCTCAAGGAGATATTACAAGATTTGAAAATATCACTAAATTAGGAATGCACGAGTGCTTTATGATGCTATCATTTATGAAAGATAAAAATGAATTAGAAGCAAAACAAATTAAAAAGAAATTTAAATGAGCCAACAAGGAATAAGAGGTTTCTATCAATTAACAGAAACTATAAAAACTGAATTACTTTCAGATAAAAACATCAACACAGTTACTACTGGAGATATTTCCGATGTAAACCTCAACAAGCAAGATATATTTCCACTTGGTCATATTATAATAAATACAGTAGTTGTAAATGAACAAACTTTAGATTTTAATATTACAGTATTAGCTTGTGATATTGTAGACCAATCAAAGGATTTAACGCTTGATAGATTTAAAGGTAATGATAATGTACAAGATATATTAAACACGCAGCTGGGGGTTTTAAATAGGCTTATACAACGTTTAAGGATGGGAAATTTACATACAGATATGTATCAATTAAATGGCAATCCAAGTTTAGACCCATTTTATGATAGATTCGAAAATCAATTAGCTGGTTGGTCTGCAACTATGGATATACAGATTTACAACGATATTAATATTTGCTAATGAAATTTAATAAAACAGAAAAAGCATTAGAAGATTTTGGTAATTATGTTATTCAGCAGTCAAGGAGTAAATTAACTAAAGGTAAAAAGAATTATACTAAAGAACTTTATAACTCATTAAAATACACAATAGAGAAATCTGAAGATGGTGTTATCATTGACTTCTATATGGAAGAATATGGAGCATTTCAAGATAAGGGTGTTAAAGGTGTTAAAAGTAATTATACAGAAAATAAGAATACACCATTTTCTTATAAGCCAAGCAGTAATTTAAAAGGTCTTGAATATAAAACAAAGATATTTTCTAAATGGGCAAAGTATAGAAAGCTGCAACCAAGAGATAAAAAAGGTAGGTTTGGAACTTATGAAACAATGGGATATATATTAGCAAATAGTATAAAGAATAAAGGTATAAAAGCATCATTCTTTTTTACAAAGCCATTTGAAGCAGCAGTTAAAAGATTACCAAATGAATTATTTGATAGTTTCATTATAGATGTTGAAACATCAATATTATTAGCACAAAAAAAATAAAGATATGCCAACAAATATAGCTTTAAGAAGTCCACAATTTAAACAAATTCAAATACCAGTAAGTGGTGTAGCATCTGCAAAATGTGTTATAAATATTGATGGAATAAATAGATATACTTTAATAAAAAACACTACTAAAAACACAACTCAAAATTTTGATATATCAGAACTTGCAAGAGATTATTTAAATATAAGTTATGATGTTAATTATGTACCACAAACAATCCTTATAGTTACAACAATAACAACTCACGCAGCATTAAATGGTTTAGGAGCAGCTATTGCAACTGCTACTTTTAATGATACTGGACTTGAAGCCTATGGAGAATTTGCAGAAGGTACAAATCCTACATTACCATCAAGTGCTTATTTAATATCTAACAATCCATCAACTGCAAATGATAGAGTAGATTTATATTATCCAAAAAGTATTGCTGGAGTAATTGCTTTTACTGGAAAAATACCTATGATTATTGCTGGTAATATATCAGTTCAATCTTTTGCTCAAGGTTCAACTACAATAGGTGGGCCATACCCATCAGAAATATCAAGAATAGATTGCACTAAATATGGTAATGGTAGAAAAATTATATTTATAAATAAATTTGGAGTGCAGCAAGATTTATGGTTCTTCTTAAAAGAAACTAAAACATTAGGCAGAAAAAACGAAGGGTTTAAATCTAATACATTAACATATCCAAATACAAATAACCCAGCTACATATTCTATAAGTGATGCTCCTAATAAAGTATTTAATACAACTGCAAAACAAACTTTTACTTTAAGTAGTGGTTATTATCCCGAACAAGCAAATCAATTCTTTGAGCAGTTACTATTATCTGAATACGTTTGGTTAGAGCGACCAAGAAAGACAAATCCAAGTATTAATGAAGTTATACCAGTAAAAGTTAAAACCTCATCTATGGCTTTTAAAACATCTGTAAACGATAAATTAATAGAATACACAATAGACTTTGAAGAAGCATTTGATTATATAAACAACATTCGATAGATGCAAAAATTAGTATTATACATTGGTTCTGAAAGATTAGATCTATTTAAAGATGAAACTGTTTCTCTTACGCAAACAATTCAGAATGTAAAGGATATAAAAAAGATATTTACAGAATTTACACAGACATTTTCAGTACCAGCATCTAAAAAAAACAACAAGGTATTTAAACACTATTACAATTTTCATATTGATAATGGTTTTGATGCAAGAAGAAAACAAAATGCTACTTTAGAGCTTAATGATATAACATTTAAGACTGGTAAAATAAGACTTGATGGCGTTGATTTAAAAAACAATTTAGCACATACTTATAGAATTACTTTTTTTGGTAACACAGTAGACTTAAAAGACATATTAGGAGATACTCAATTAAGTGCATTAACAACTTTAAATGAAAATAGGTCTTTGTTGTATTCTTATTCTAATGTATTAAGCAGAATGCAAACAGAATCTAATGATATTATTGTTCCATTAATTACGCATTCTGATAGGATGACTTACAATAATTTAAATACTGCAAGGGAATATGGAAATATTTTTCCGGCAAGTGCTAATGGTATTAATTGGAGTCAATTTAAGTATGCTATAAGAGTACAAGCGATAATTGATGCAATAGAAACTACATATCCCGATATTACTTTTTCAAATGATTTTTTTAATAATAGTTTAAATACAGATTTTTATAATTTATTCTTTTGGTTGCATCGTAATAAAGGAGATGTAATAGTTCCAGAATTAGGACAAGCAAATTGGACTACATTAACAGAGATAACACAAACAAGTGCAACAATACCAATTAGTGCTATTGCTTTTGCTAACGAGGGTGGTTTAAGAATTAATGCTAATTTAGTTGAACCCGATTCATTTACAGTTTCATTAACAGTTACTGCAAGTACTGCTCAAGCATATGATATTTTAGTTAGGAGAGATGGTGGGGAAATAATAACACAACTAAATAACCAAAGTTTAACAACAAATGTATTAGTTGATGCTTCAATAGAAGATAATAGAACTTACACAATAGAAATAAGGTCTACTTCAGCACTTACTTTTGTTTCAAATAGTATAGTGTGGACAGTAGATTTTACACAACGTGATGATGATGGCTTACAAGCAACTGGTCAGCAAGTGTTTAAAAATGAATTTTTATTTCAAACTAACACAGATTTAGAATTTGATATTGCACAACAAATACCAAAGATGTCAATTATTAATTTTCTTACTGGTTTGTTTCAGATGTTTAATTTAACTGCTTATGTTGATAATGGAACTATTGTAGTCAAAACATTAGATGACTATTATTCTACTTCAGAATTAATAAATATAGACCAATATTTAGATACCTCAACTTCAAAAGTGGATACTGCATTACCTTTTAAAGAAATTAATTTTGGGTACAAAGGTCTTGGGACTATATTAGCAAAAAAATATGAGCAAGAATTTAATTCGGGTTGGGGTTCTTTAAGCTACACTTTAAATAATGATATTTACGATGCACCCGAAGAATCATATAAAATAGAACTTCCATTTGAGCACGTAATGTATGAAAGGATTTATAATACTGGTCAAGCTATACCAACAAATTCTCCTACTAATGTTCAATGGGGTTACTTTGTAGATGATAATGAAGAACCATACTTTGGCAGTCCATTATTATTTTATGCAGTTAGGGTAGTAAATGGCACAAATATTAGAATCTTAAATACACCTACTGTTGGGTTTACTAATATTAACGATTATTTTGTCCCTACAAATAGCAAAACTTTAATTAATACCACAAGTAAAGTTACAATACATTTTGGAGATGAAATGAATGAATATTTAGTAAATGAAGATAATACACCACCTATTTCTTCAAGTGGTTTTACAGATAGCTTATTTGAAACTAAATACAAATCATACATAGAAGATGTGTTTAATAACCAAAGAAGATTAACAAAAGTAACTGCTTTTTTACCTTATAAAATATTTAGTAGTTTAAAACTAAATGACAGAATACAATTAGGTCAAAACAATTATAAGATTAATTCATTAAAAACAAATCTTACTAATGGCAAAACAGAATTTGAATTACTAAATACAGTATTATGATAAAGAATATTATTGATTCACTTCAATTCGCAAATGGAGAAACTGAAAGTATAAAAATTGCACAAGGTAAATATAAATTAGCAGAAACTTTTTCAGAAGGTGTTAAGCAAACTAAAAGAAATATAAAATGGCACAAAAAGTAGAAGTAGAATTAGAATTAAAATATAAAGAAGCAGTTAAGAATCTTGACGAGTTTCAAAAAGAATATGCCAAGTTAGAAAAGGAAGTTGTATCTGCTAATGAGAAAACTGCTAAATCTTTAAAGCAAGTTGAAAAAAGTGCTGATGATGGAGCAAAGGGTGTTAAGAAAATTGGAGTTTCATTAAAAAGTATTGGTGCTGCAACTGGTGTAATATTCTTGTTACAGAAAGCATTTGAATTTGTAAGTACTGCAATACAAGAAAACCAAGTTGTAATGGATGGTTTAAATGTTGTATTTAAAACTGCTCAAATAATATTCAATGAAGTACTTGGTGTTATAACTGATGTTTATAATAGTGTAGCATCTGCATCTGAAAACTTTGATGCTTTAGGAAAAGTAATAAGTGGTTTATTAACTCTTGCATTTGCACCTTTACAAATTGCATTCTATGGTATAATAGCAGCAGCAGAAGGTGTAAAATTAGCTTATGAAAATATGTTTGGCGATGAAGATTCGATTGCAAAAGCACAAGAAGATTTAGATGCTACTAATGAAAAATTAAAGCAGATAGCTATTGAGGTAAATAAAGCTGGTTCAGATATTGTAAACAACTTTTCAGAAGCAATTTCAGAAGCTGGAAATATTGGAACGCAAGTAGTAGATGGATTAAAAGAAATAAGTATTGAAGCTGCAATAGAAACTGCAAAAACAAATCAAGCATTAGAAAAATCTGCACAAATAGCTGCTGCCGAAAGTAGAATACTATTAGAACAATATGATAGACAAGCAGAAATACAAAGACAAATAAGAGATGATGAAACTAAAAGCATAGCTGAAAGACAAGCAGCAAATGATGAACTAAATGTTATTCTTGATAACCAAGAAAAAGCAATGCTTAAAAATGCTGAAATTGTATTAGCTGCTGCACAAGCACAATTTAATTTAACTGGCAAGACAGAAGATTATGTTGCAGTATTAGATGCACAAGCTGAAAAAGAAGGAGTGCTTTCACAAGTAACTGGGTTTCGTTCAGAACAACAAACCAATAAAAATTCTTTAGATAAAGAAGCAATAGAAATAACAAATGCAAAATTAGAAAGTGAATCTTTATTATCAATAGAACAAAAAAGATTTAATGCAGAACAGATAGAAGATGAATTATTAAGATTACAAAGATTAGCAGAAATTGATTTACTTGAAGCTGAACAAGAAACTATAAGACTACAAGCAATAGTTGATAATGCAAATGCTGGAACACAAGCAAAGATAGATGCACAGATAGCTTTAGATGATTTTACAGAAGCATCAAGACAAACTAATTTAACAAGAGATAAACAAATAACTGATGCAAAAATTAAAATATCTGATTCAGAAGCACAAGCTAAAAAAAATAATTTAGATGCTACTGCTGATGTATTAAAAAACTTTAGTGCTATTGCTGGAGAAGAAACTGTTGCTGGAAAAGCCTTTGCAGTTGCTGCTGCTACAATAAACACATATAGGGGTGTATCTGATGCACTTGCTGCCGTAACTGTAACACCTTTTGAAACTGCTTTAAAGTTTGCTAATGCTGCTGCTATTGGAGTAGCTGGTATTGCAAATGTTAAAAAAATAGTTTCTGTAAAAGTACCTAATACAAGTGGAGGTGGAAGTTCTGCAAACCCAAGTGTTTCTGTACCATCTGCACCACCATTACCACCAGCTTTTAATATAGTAGGTCAATCAGATACAAATCAATTAGCAGATGCAATAGGAGGGCAAACACAACAACCAATACAAGCATTTGTAGTTTCAAGTGAAGTTACTACTGCACAAGAATTAGATAGAAATATAATTGATGGTGCATCGATAGGATAAAATGCAAATTTAAAAATTAAATACGTTATATAAATATGAAAATAATAGAACTAATATTAGATGAAGATGAAATGGAAACTGGAATAGAAGCAATTTCTATTGTAGAAAATCCAGCAATAGAATCTGACTTTGTAGCATTAAAAGACCAAGAAATAAAACTTGCAGAAGTAGATGCTGAAAAAAGAATATTAATGGGTGCTTTATTAATACCAAATAAACCTATTTACAGAAAAACAGGAAAAGAGGAATATTATATTTACTTTAGCAAAGAAACAATTTCTAAAGCATCTCAATTATATTTAAAAAATGGAAATCAAAATAATTCAACATTAGAACATCAACACGAATTAAGTGGATTAACATTAGTTGAATCTTGGATAGTAGAGGATAAAGAAAA